ACCTTAGCGCGGCTAAGCCAGCGGTGCTTAATCAGGTACTCACAGTCCGATAGGTCTATCTTCTCGTGTGGCCCAAACACCACATCGAGGTATGGGAACTTCTCAACAACGATCTCCCCTCGGAGGTCGGTGTCGAACTTCACATACACGTTGAGCAACCCTCGGCCAGTAATGACCGCATCCTCAAACGCTAGGCTCTCCTCTCGGCTGAAGAAGCAACGATTCAGGATATGCTTGGTAGCGACGTTCAACAGGTCCGCGACTTTTTGATCACCCCCTTCCTGCGGCACATAGCGAATGTCCGTTCGCTCGGCGCGTTGCATACCAGTAATCTGATCGACGTTCTTCTCTATCTTGTTTATCGTGACCGCAGCCCGGTTAAGACTTTCGAGACGACCCTTTTCAGTTTCATCCCAATGCTTACCAGAATACATGTCTTCCGCTTCCTGCGCGGCCTTGAGACTCTCACGTTCAAGTTCCCTCCCTGTCTTAAAGAGTTCCTGTACCTCAGCAAGAACCTGAGCATCGTCTTCTTTTTTTTTGCTTGCCCGAACTACGTACTCTTCAATGCTGTGAGTGTGGCCGTCTAAGGCCGGTGCGACTATCCACTGTCCCGGTGCGCCTGGGGCTATCTCTTGCCCCATCTCATCAAGCTGAGGCTCCATCGGCGGTTGGTATACTATCTCGTGGGTATGTCCAGCATCAGTCGAGCAAAGGCCAAGGCCAGTCTCTTCGTTGATATAAACGATATGGTGGTGGGCTGCTCGCCCCATTCCGAACCTAGAGAGCTTCTTGAGAGACTTCATACGTATAGCCAGGAGTTAGGTTTGCCTTTGCGAGAGTCGTCATTGAACGCCTTGTCCCACTCACTCTCTTGCTGGGCGGCCACATACTGCCCGAAGCGGAAATCACGGAAGAGGTCATACTGGTAAGCCAAGCTATCGAGAGCGTCATCGTGCCAGTATGGGAATTTTTGCATCTCTAACTTCAATCTCTCGCGGTATGCGGCTGGTACAGAGCTACACAAATGCAGCTTCCCGTGTAACAAAGGCCACTGTAATGCGGCCTCAATGCGTTGCTGCTTGCTTCTTCCGGCGGGTCTAAGAACTACCAACCCTCCATTATCGACACTAATGGCTTTGCCACGGGCATGTAAGTGCTTCGCAATATGGATTTCAGCCGTACTAATTCCCACCTTCTCAATGCCAAGCTGCCGAATCATCCCGTTACGGAGATACATACGCACAACATTGTCCAAGGCTTCAGCCTCAGTCATCGGCTCAACCATCATGTCGAGGATGAATACCCGGCTCGCTCCCACGTCATCGCGGTAAGGCTCAATCCCGCAGACTATCAAGGCCCAGCTATCCCCCTGCCGCTTGTCGCTACGGCGCTCTCCCGCAGGGTCCACGGTCATAAACTTGAACAGGCTCTTAGGCAGGTCAGCCGGAGTACACTCAACCAAGAGGGAAGCGTCTAGCTTCTGGGTCCCCTGAGGCGTTGGGTCCAATAGCTGCTGAGAGTAGAACATCTGCCGGTTCACCCTTAGCTCCGCTAACCGCTCCTCAGGCAAGTAGGCACTAGCGCCATTAGGACTCCCGTCCACGGTGGCAGGGCGAACACGGCTCGTGTAAATCAGCTTCCCGTCCTGGGTAGCCTTGTGCCTCAAGGTATTGAGCAAGCCCTCATGGTGGTAGGTCGTCCCGATAACCCGGTGGGCACCGTCGATAGTTCCAAGGTTCTGGCTCATGTCAAAGGCGTCTTTCAACTTGTCCATCATCTCAGGACTGTTCACCAGGTCAGGGACCTCAATGTCGTCGTAGATACGAAGGCTGTAGTGTTTTCCCACAGGGCTACCCTCAACCAAGCCCCAAGCCTCAACAGTCGCCTCCTTGTAGAAGCCCTTGCGCTTAACGATAAGCCCGTCCGTCTCCGACCACTTGTCAGCCTCACTCCGGGGGTCAGCGTAGAGGATGTTAGGGAAGCAAGCCTTTAGAAGAGCTGAGTTCTCAAAGATAGACTTGATAGAGCGAAGGAAAGACAGAGCCGCAGGGCGAGAGAAGGAGAAGATGCCGACTCGCTCCTCAGGGTTGATCAGAATGTCCTGAATGGTCTTCGCCACCGTAATAAGGCTGCTCTTTCCATGTTCTCTCGCCCAGAGATCCAGCGTATGAGACCGAGGTCCGTTTTGAAGCTCCTTGCACCGCTCCACCCACCACGGGTTATTGGCGATAGAAACCCGCATCCCGAAGTAGACCAAGAACCAAAGGTTAGCCTTGAACATCTCAGCTAACGCCGCCTCATTGGTCATCCCGACCTTTTGAGCGTCAGCCAGGTAGCGGCAGAAGTCATGGCCGTACTTTAGTCCAGGGATACGGGTCCACTTGATGCCGTCAATCTCAAGGTCAGGTTTCTGCTCGTCGCTCAATTAAGACTCCGAAGGCGGTAAGGACTCTTCCTCAGCACATGCCTATTCTTCCATACGAAGGTACGAAGCTCGTTCCTGTCAATCTCAAGGGCATCACAGATCCAGTTACAGCTCCCCACGCAGGTGCGCTTGTCCCGAAAGAGCCAAAACCTGTCGTCCCGATACCAGTATTTGAGGTCGTTGCACCGTATCAGCCCAACCGACCCAGCTATCGCTTGTGATAAACAAACCGCCCAGAGCTTCAACTCCGGCTGCTTCCTGTCCCACTCCCCAGAGAGAATCGGGAATATCTGCTCTATCGACACTTGCCCTTCGGTGTATTTCATCTTTGACCGAATAGTACCAAGCAGGGTCAGAAATCCTGGCAAAGAAAGTGATGTTTTTTGTAGACGGGAAATCTAGCGAAAGTTTATGATTCGGGAACAAGCGCCGTATCGGGTCGGAGTACGGAACATACGCATCATCCGACAACCAAAGGGGCTCACCGAGGGAAGCGAACGAATCGCTTCAACAAACGTGAGAGGTCAATACTGTGAGTTTGTACACTTGGCTCACCCCCCGCATCCTATAGTCGCTGGGCTGGCTGTAGGGCTAATGCGAACCTGGGAAGGGGACTGGCGCTGGCGCGTGAAGGTCCACCCCCATCAAGCTGCGTTGAACGAGGAGGCGAGTACCCCTTCTCACCTGAAGAGAGATGATAGCGATTGATTCTCTGCACCAGGCGCAATCCCAGTCGTGCGGCATACTTAGTGGCGCATGAAATTGTACGGCTTACCCTGCTTGCCTCGTTGCAAGACCGGGGATCAAGTCGTATGGCCCGATGGGATGAATCCCCTCGGGTAAATCATGACAACCTAGATGTTGAGAACTTAGTACAGAGTCGAAACGAATGAGTTTTGAAAACGAGCGAAAGAGTGGCTGAACCAATAGGTGAAGCTACTCTGTAGCGACGATCTGCAAATGGATCAGGGAATGAGCAAGAGAATACGAGCTAGGTTAACAAAGACCCAAAGGAGTATTGAAATTCGACTGCTCGCTAAAGCTCTTGGGTATGAGATGTTCGGTATCAAGAAACCCGACGAAGCTGAGGATAGGTTTACTCTGGCGCTGGCAAAGAAAGACTGAAATCTGATCAGCTAAAACACTGACTCAATAAAAACACTCGATTCCCTTACCGCCATTCCCCTCACCCACTGTAAACTCTCTACTCATGGCGAAATGCTTTGAGTGCAAGAAACCAGCAACCCACCAGCACCATGTCATCCCCGCTTCCCTTGGGGGCACACGCACCGTTCCCCTTTGCGACTACTGCCACCCTAAAGCCCACGGGGAAAAAGGCTACTGGCCCCTCGCTGACCTAATCCGAACCAAGCTCCAAACACGCAAGGCCCAAGGCTACCGCATCGGGGGCAACCTGCCCTACGGCAAGATGGCTACACCAGACAAACGCATCGTCGATAATCCCGAGGAGAAATACTGGCAATACGTCGCCAAAGCCCTACACGATATGGGGCTACACTTTAGAGCCATCGCCAACATGTTCAACAAGCGGAACGTGCCAGTACGAGGGGCTTCGTGCTGGCGCGGGTGGAAGGTGAACGTGGTCGTGAAGCGATTGCGGGAGGAGCTGGGGGAGACACACAGCGCCGGGGTGTGGTCGAACGGGAGAAGGGTCGGCCCTTAGAAAATACGGCGCAACCACGGATGGGTCTTAATTAACTATAGAGGA